AGACCTGAAAGAAAAGTTAAATAAAGATAAGTCGGCTCAAACAACGAACAATACCACTACGACAAACAACCAGACAAACAATGTTAAACCTGAACAAAAGGTTGACGATAGACCACCTTATGCAAGAAAGCAACAACAATAAAATGGCTACAGATAATAAAATGTCATATCAGATGGCTGCGAGGTTGAAAAATCAATCTCTTGGTTCCGTTATTGCTGACCAACTTATCTCTGGTGAGGGTTATGGTGCATCAATTGGTAAAGCTATTGGTCTAAAAACACAAGCCAGAGTTACCAGACTTAAAGCTAAATTTGATCCGTTGAACATTGCAAAGTTTATGACAGGTGGATCCAGATTGGGTCCTGCAATTCTTGGTAAAATGATGGGTCGTTCCAGAAAAGATATTGAATACTTCACTGGTCGTGCAAGACCCGTTTCAACATCAACTAAGATTGATAAACTTCAAGGCAGCGGTGGTGATTCTTCTGGCATGAATGAAATGTTGAATAAGATTTATGATTTTATGAAACAAAACCGTGAAGAAGATATCACTGACAGACAAAAGAAAAATAATTTTGCAGAAGAAAGGCAAATGGAAGCCGAAAAAACGGCAGATAGAAGGCACAAAGATTTATTAAAAGCAATAGAACAATTGAAAAAAGATTTGGTGCCAGTACAAACCGCCGAAAAGGTAACAGAACAACCACAGAGTTTCTTAGATCAAATGGTTGATGCATTTGGTATGGGCAGAAACATTTTTACTGTATTAAGAACTGTGGGTCCTTTGTTAGCCAATCCTGTTGTTTTAGGACTTCTTGCTGCTATAGCTGTTGGAGGAGGTTTAGCATATTTACTTTCCGAGAGACAATCTCGAAAAGACGCCATAGACAAAGATCCATATGCAAAAGAATATGATGATGATGCTTATGCTCTAAGTGTTAGAAGTAAACGAGAAGGTGGTAACCTAACAGAAGGTGGTGCTGCAGCACAGTTACAACAAAAAGCACTCAAACAAGTTCCAAGAAGAACTGTTGAAGATTTTGTTAAGTCTGATTTAACAGATAAAGAATTGGTGCAGGAATTAGGTGCCGATAGAGAAGGCCTGAAAAAATGGTTGGCTGAGAATCCCAAAAGGGAAGCAATGTATCAGGTACCAATGGCTGGTCTGCAAACTCAACAATCCAAAACACCACCAGCACCCGCAACACCTGCCGGAGAAACCGGTGGTGCACCAACAGCAACTCCTGCACCACCTGAGAGTGGTGGTGGAACCATGCCTTTGTCTGCACCCTCTGCATCTATGGCGACACCAGAGGCTGTTCCTAACATGGGTCAACAGTTGGCTTCTGTCATGGGTCAGAATACCGATATGAAATTGGCTGATTTTTCTGCACCACTAGAATCTGTGGTTAATAACCTAAACTCACTCAATAAATCCACAACAACCGGCAAATCAGCACTACCTGCTGTTCGTAATCTGGAAGACACCTTCCAAAGAATGATTATGAATTCAACACGGGTAGTATAAACAAAAAACCCCGCACAAGGCGGGGTCTAAACTTTTATTAAAAGAGTTTAATCTTCTTCGGCCAACTTGCTGAAGTATGCCATATCATCGTCATCTGTGCCAGCAAGATCAACTGGTGCCTTTTTAGGCGCAGCCTTTGCTTGTTCCACAGTTGTACGAGCTCTTGGACCACCATCTTCATCACTAGTAGTAGTAACGCCTAGGACTTTATCAAGTCTGGTCTTCAAAACATCATATGGTTTGAATTCTTTGTCAGCAACCAACTCCAATAATGAAGCTTGGGACTTCCAAATCTTTTCAAGTGCGTCATCATCATTCAGCAATGGTGATGCAGATTCGAATTCAGACTTATCATAGTTTTGATAGCCTTCAACTTTACGAATCTTCAATTTGAAGTTAGCACCAGTCCACATATCAAATGGGTTGATTGCTGTTTCATCTTCAAACGCAGGGTTCATTGCCTCAGTAATCTTATCAAAGATTTTCTTACCGAACTTGAACAATTTAACTTGCCCTTCGTTCTCAGGATGCTTTGGATCACTTACGATGTACACGTTAGCAATGTAGTTGAGTTTACGCTTTTGTTTGCGTACAATCTCTTTGTTGGCTTCTACGCCAGAATTCCACAAACGATTGTTGTGTTCACACACGGGACATTGCTGATTCTTGGTTGTCAAGCAGTTGTCAATAAGCCAACCACCAGGACCCTGAAAGCCATGTGAGAAGATTTTGACCCATGGAAGGCCATCATCACCGTCTTGTGGAGATGCAGGAAGAAATCGGATGGTTGCCATGCCGTTACCTGCTTTGTCAACTTCTGGACGCCAGAAGTTATCTTTGTCAGATGCACCTTCGGTTGATGCATTGAGTTGTTCAATCGCCTTGGTTAGTTTGTCCAAATTACCAGACGATTTTTTGAGTTTAGAGAAATCTACCATAATTTACCTTTCGTATTAACGGAGTATAGTTGTATAAACGGATTATCCACATGATGCATTATATAACATTATTTAGGCGTTGTCAAAGTATAACCTTCAACATTGCCAAGGTGTTAGGCACATCCCTATGCCAGATTGCATGACCACCTGCTATACGCCAATCAGTAATGACAGTTTCCGTGTCATCAATGATGAGAGTGTCCTCTCTGGCATATTCTTTCTTTAGTTGTTTACCCGGTACAAAATTACGCTTGAATTTAATTCCGTGGGAGTCCAACCAAATCTCTTTTTGTTTTGAAATACTATCGTGTGAATCTGGACGAGCAGTAGATGATAGTATCTCTGTTGGCACTGGTGCATTGCGTAGAAACTCCAGTAATTCACCAGCGTGTGGCATCATTTCAAGTGTTGCAAAGTTTTGGCCTTGAATAAACTGATTGAACAGATTACCAAATTCTTTTTTGTTCCGAGTTTGATCTGGATTCACATTGAATAGTTTTTTGTAACGGCCAACAAAGTCGCATATTACACCATCCATGTCCAAATAGATGCAAGAAATTTTTAGTTTGCTCATATTATTTCCAATGAAAAGGACATTTAGCCTGTTTTTTCTCGGCTGTTGTTTTTTTGGCTCTCATCATTTTGGTTAAACCATTATGAAAGAAATATTTAAATGGTTTGACTTTAACTTTTTTAACATCATCAACCACCTCATGCCTCAACTCAACATCTTCATCGGTTAATGGTATGAATTTTGCAAGTGGACTACCAGCCTTAATCAATATCTCTTTGTTATTTTGGTGTCTATTAACCATCAAAAAAATATTCGTGGTGGTTTGATTGTAGAAATCTGTGATGCCTGGTGTTATTGAATAGTATTCCGAATTTACAGCAAAAACATTTTGCGTCATAAGAAATTTAATATCTCTATTGCAGGTAAATTCCCATGGAGATTCCAATTTAAAAATATGATATGGATCTAATGCTCCCGCAGATTGTTCACCTTCATGGTAACTAATTCGATTATCAGCCGAACCAATAGCATGAGCATTGGAATTGTCCATTACAATAGAATACTCTCCCCAAACCGGAAGAATGAAACCGTAGTTATTAAAATTATTAATACCATAACAAGATCGAATCGTTGATTGCTTTTCTGGAGCATTCTCCACAAATCGACTATTTCTTTTGTCTAATTTTTGATATTTGGATTCCAATGTTTTGTAATATGATGGATAGTTTTTATTGGCTTCCACAACCGGAAACATCTCCAACAATGTTGGATCATCCGTATATGCTGTCAATACTATCTTTTCTTTCTTAAACAGAAACATGTTCTTTCAAACTTTCTTTCAAAATCAATTTCAATTTGTCTTTGTCAAATTCAATGAACGGTGTGTACTTTTCAATTCTTCTTTTCCATGATGGCCAAACAACATCATCTGTTATTTTTTTAGACCACATAGGCAAGAAATTCATAATGTTATTAAGTATACACACCGTTTCAAAATTTATGGTGTTGTAAGTCAACTCTTTTAAGAGTAACGGATACTGACCATCTTCTACCACCAACATTTCATTTGGTGTTTGTGTTGCGTTGAGAAGACCTATTATATCTTGTTCGAATCTATAAGTCAAGCTCTGATTTCTTTTTTGCCATTGTTTGTATGTTTCTTCACCTTCCAGATTGGCAATCTCACCAATCCAATTAGATTCGGTAACAAGAAAGTTGGAGACATAAAAGTTCTTCAAGTCATCCAGTTTGTATTTACGGGATAACTTGTAGAATGTGTACTTATCTTTCCTGATGGCAAAGTTATCTCTGGTAACGTTGGTCTTACCGTGATACTTAAAATAATCGTAGCTATCAGTAGTAAAATGAAGTTTAATGGCATTATATAAAGCAAAGGCTGAGAATCCAGAACCTTCTTCAAGCGAAAAAATCATAACGGCAAAGATGCACTTCTTTTCAATAGGTTTAATTCTTGGGCTTCTTCACGAATCTTGGCCTTCAAAGCATTGGAGACCAATGATGATGCAACATCGACCTCCATGCCTGTTTGCTCACAATGGTGAATGATAGCATCCATGTGTGTGCCTCCCAAGGTGTATGACAACTTGGTAATCATTTCACTAAAATCATTAATCTCTGTTTTCGTAGGCACGATTATCCTTTTGTATAAAAAATGTGGTTGCCAATCTTCTTAACCATTCTGATATTGGTCCAACCGGGGTTTACATAGACTGCATGGTAGAACATTGCCTTGGCCTTGGCAAGCTCTCGGTGTAGTACCGATTCCGTTATTGCCCTTTTAGCAATGTATAGGCATTCTTCCCATGCATAGGTGTCTCTCACTGGACCTACATTCTCACAAGTCCATGAGAATTGGCAGGTTGAACCAGTTTTCTGGTAAACAACACCGCAAAAATCAGATGGATATTTCTTGCTGTTTGCACGATTGATGGTGACCTGTGCAACGGCCAATTTTCCTTCATGTGATTCTCTTGCTGCTTCATAGTAAATATTTTTTGCAATACAAAGAACCTGTTTGTTAATATCTGCACCAACTTGTTGATTGACTGAAGGTTCATATTGCTTGGCAGAAATGGGTATGCATAACGAGGTAAATACAATCAATAAAGTTTTTGACAACTTCATTTGTTCTCCTTGTGTGTGTTTGGGGTTAGACCCCAACCCTCAGGCCGATTTCTTGGTAACTTTTGGAGTTTCCATAGGAAGATTAGACACGAAACCATTCAAGGTTTGGGCCTTGCTAATAATTTCTATCTCTGAGGGAGTTTGTGGTAAAGCCGGATGTAGGGGTGGTGGTTCACCTTTGGCTTTTGCTGCGTCACATTGAGTGTTCCATTCTTGCGAAATTTTATCTCTTTGTGCGTTATACTCATCATATATCATATCTCTAGCCATTTTTAAAAGCTCAAGACGAATTTCAAAGGGTGTCATTGACATGGTTTTCTCCTGTGTGTAAAGTGTGGGGGTTTTTATTGGGAACCCATAACCCATTGACTATTTAGAATCCTACGGATACTGTAAGTCCTACTGCACGTTCTTGAATGTCTTGATAGCTTTGGCTAACACCCAAACCAACAGATACTTTGCTGATAACTGGCATGTCGTAAGTAGCAAATACTACAGATTGTTTTGGATTTGCGCTGTCCCAGTTTACACGGGTCTTAGCACCAGCCATGGCATAACCAGGACCAACCTTAACGCCAGCGTTTGCACCAACTAGACCATACTCATATGGTTTTGCACCGTTACCACCATTATCGAATCCAACACCAACAAATGGGTTGATACCGAAAACTGTCTTACCTGCGGTAAGTTCCAAACTATTGAACATAGATTGGTTATCATTGGTACGTGCATTACGATTTTGTAATCCAAGATTCAAACCACCTAATGTAGTACCAGCACGAACATATTGTGCGATACTTTGTTGGTTGCTTACTCGGTTAGTAACTTGGTCAACACCATACGAAACAAAACCACCGGCCTGTGCGGCTGCGGCGACTGCAATTAAACTTGCGATTGCGATTTTCTTCATTAAAACTCCTTAGTTAAAAAAATGGTTGGTTATTCTGTTACGAGGAAACCAACCGAAACCCTAAGTAAATGCGAACTTGAAAGTTTGCTTTTACTAAATACATTATATATCTTGGAGGATAATAATGCAATACTTTTTATACATCTGGTACGACAATTGCCGAAAAATGTTCTATGTTGGTATGCATGAAGGACAAATAACCGATGGTTATGTATCTTCATCCCGTTGGTTTAACGGAGAATATCAATATAGACCAAATGATTTCAAACGTAAAATTATCAAAACCTTTAATGATAGGAAGTCAGCCAGAAAAGAAGAGGTAAGACTACTTCGTATGATTAAAGAATCTGAGTTTGGTAAAAAATACTACAATCTCAAAAATGGTCGTAAGAAAGGTTCTATTCCTATAAACAAAGGTAAACCAATGTCAATTGAACAACGACAAAAACTTAGTTTAATTAAACTTGGAAAACCTTCTGCAAGAAAAGGCATTCCAAATAAAGTTAAAGTAGATTGTTTGGTTAATAAGGAACAACCTACAAATCCCCATTCGATTACCGTTTAAGCGGCAAGAGCGAAGCGGCTATCATTAGCTGCGTTTACTTTGATTTAGTTTTAACATCTTCTCTGATGAGCTGTCCACTTCTGTACTTGTTGCCCTGTCGAAACTATGCAGCCCCATCAAAAGTATACTGGTTTGGATTATTTGGATGTCCGTGATACCTTAGTCATCTTCATTATCGCACGGCGCAGACCTTTATACTTTTGGTGGAGCTGGGGGGATTTGCACCCCCGTCCAGAACACTTTTCTAGTTGCTTCATACAACCATATCTTCAATTATAACACAATAAAAATGTGTTGTCAAGTATAAATTCAAAGTAACCATATTTTCCACGAACGGGCCACACACCAACATTAAAACTAATGTATTGCATCCAACCCGCACCAAGGCCGGCGCCACCCGCTGGCCAAGTGGTGGTCGTAAAAAATCTATTAGAATTGGATGAAGTTGCATTACTAACTTGAAGTTGACCGTCTTGATAAATTCTCCATTTTGTTGCCCAATGAGCTGGCAAAGCAGAATTTGACCATATTCTTATTCTTGTTGAATTAGCGTATGAATAAGGTGCGGAATAGTGTTCAATATCCGCAAGACACCATTGATAACCATCTCTATATCTCATTGGATTTGAAAAATTTGGTCGAGCAGCTATAGACCCATCATCATCCAACCAAGAATATGATTTAACAAAATAAAAACCATCACTTTTCAATTCTCCCATATACCACCCAACTCTTTGTGATGACTGGCCATAATAATCACTGAATCTCAAGTTGACTGGTGTTCCTATTGTTCCGGAAGAACCACCAGAATAGGCTCCACTCGGTACGAATCCACTATCACCAAATTGAAAAAGATTCCTTGATACCTTACTATCAAAGCCAGGCACAAAAGAACCAAAAGATATATTTGATCCTGCACTCGGTGCCGAACCATTAAATTCTGTGGCAATATCATACATAGAAATTGCTCCACTTGATTGTAATGCCATTTATTTTTCCTTGTTATTATTCTATATTTATTCTATCAGCTGTTTTTGTGGTAAAAATCAATAGCTTTTACAAGCCCCTCAATGTGATCCTGTGTTTTTTCTTTGAAAATTAATGGTGCCGAATCTTGCACCGCCATAATGATTACCAGTTCATCAATAGGTTGACCAATCAATTCCTCATACATCAATGCATATGCAGTACATTGCCAAAAGTAATCTAAGATTGATTCTCTGTCTTTGGCCTTCTTTGAAGTCTTGAAATCAATGACTGATAACCGACCTTCATATTCACCAATACAATCTACACGACCAGCCAAACCAAGTTGAGATGACCACAAGCCAACCTCTTGATAGTGTATATTATTTATTTTGTTTAGGAACGGCTTGATTGATATGAACATTTCTTTCGCATCAGGCATCACAACACCTGGTGGTTTAGGTTCATTATTCAAATAATATTCACATAAGCTGTGCATATTGGTACCACGGGTGGTCGCTTGTTTGGATATCTTGTTAGCAACTTCTTCACCAACTCTGCGGCGCCACTCCATGATGGCCTGTTTCTTTTGGGCACCCACCACCGTGGTCACCGATGGTAATTTCTTA